AATCGAAGATGACGTAGTGTCAGCAAACACATCAGTTGTATACTTTCCAATCAAGTCAGGTCATCCAAGATCTGAAAAGGATGTTACATTATTTGAGAAGATTGCACTTGCTGCAACTGCTCAGAAGTACTGGTCAGACAATGGTGTTTCTGTAACGCTTTCATTTGACAAGGAAACAGAATCAAAGCACGTTGTTCCAGCACTGCATATGTACGAGGGGCAATTAAAGGCAGTTTCATTCCTTCCAATGGGAAATCACACGTATCCACAACAGCCATACACTCAGATTACTGAGGAGGAGTATAATGGTTATATTGGCAAATTGAAGCACATTGACTTTGGAGCAATTTACGACGGTGTAGATAATCTTGAGGCCCAAGGTGAAGCATATTGCACAACAGACTATTGTGAAATTAAGGTGAACTAATGCAAAACTTTATAGATCAAATCCATTATGTAAAAGGGTTTATGCCAAAAGATGTAGCAGAAAGAATTGGGTCATATGCAAAAGACCACACTCTATTGTTTGATGAGTTTGGAAATGGAGAAAAAGAGTTTACAGTACACACATATCATTCAATTGAAAAGCATGACCCTGCACTATTAAAGACAATGCAAGAGTATGCAAATAAAGTCTATGAGTTTGTTAAAGAAAAATATGAAGGACCGTTTCAAGACTTTTATGAAACAAAAACTCATATAGCAAAGTTTATGCCAGGATGGGGAATGCATGAGCACTATGATGCTAGCAGACCTAATGACATAGCAACTTTAGTTTATATAAATGATGATTATGTTGGAGGAGAAATTTACTTTCCAGCCTATGATATTTCATATAAGCCAGAGCCAGGAGATTTGCTTTGCTTCCCAGATAACCCAGATTTTGTTCATGGAGTTAAAGAAATCAATGATGGAATTCGATATACAACTCCTCGCTGGTTTACCCGCATTGTGTGATAAAATAGACTAGGAGAACCTATGTCGAACCCATCTAATCTATATGCGGAAAAAGTTTATTCAGAACACCCAACTCTTTTGTGGGCCCTGGACGACACTTGCGACTACTTATCTCTACTAACTCCAATCACTTCTGACCTATCAACATGGACGGCTACAAACGGTTCTGTAGCAGAAACAACAAGCATTCCATCACAGCCATTTCTGAACAACACTTTATTTGAACTTTCTGGTGTACCGTCAGAAGAAGTTATTCAGTATACAACATTAGTCAGCCCAGACATAATTAATATGACAGAACTAAACGATGCTTTAGATTCTTTTGCTTTTGGGCTTAATGTTTTTTCTTCTGGATCACACCTATACTCAATATCTTTAGGTTATGAGTATAACGATGTTTCAAGTGGAAGTACAATTCAAAAATTAAAAGACTTTCCAATTAACTTGTCAGATAAATGGATTTTTATATCCGAAACATTTTTAAATCCAAATCAAAATACTACAATGAGACTTATTATTAAGATTGGATATTCTCCAAGCCCAGACGGACCAGAAGAGTATAAGTTTTTGCTTAATGGTATTAATCTCGGTCAGTGGTCAGAAGAATTTATCTCTAGTTCATCAGGACTAACAGAACTGCAAGACTTACCCTCCGATATTGCTTTAGAAACTTGCAAGGTCGTAAATGCAAATGCTTACGGCTTATCTTCTGGACATGGATATTATTTGTCAAAATCCAATGCTTTATCAGCAAGAAACTTTGGTGTTCCTCTTGTATATGGTGCACTAAACTCAACAGTCTTATCTCCAAACACTAATTTAGATGGTAGCCCAAAGCCATCTTTGATAGTTCCAGGTATTGGATTTATGAATGAAAGCGGAAGATATAAAGAGTACACTGTAGAGTTTTGGACTAGAGCAACATCTGATTCACCAAAAGCAAAAAGAATATTTGGTCCAATTTCAAATACAGACGGACTCTATGTAGATGGTGCTTTTTTAACTTTATCAGTAGGAGACCAGTTTGATTCAAAGTATGTAGGTGAGTGGGGAAGACCTATGCTAATTCAAGTCACTTACTACAATAATAAAATGACGGTAATCTTAAACGGAGAGTCTGTCATATCTTTGACAATAAACACATCAACTTTAGAACTTCCAGCAAAATTAAATTCTAGCGGTAAAGATCAAGACTGGCTAGGATTTTATGCTTATGATGATATATATCCACTAGAAGTAGATTGCATAGCAATATATCCCTATAATGTTCCCGAGGTTGTAGCAAAAAGACGATGGACATATGGACAAGCAGTTACATCAACAGAAAGAATTAATAATCAGTATAACGGAACATCTTCGTTTATAGACTATGCATTTGCTAACTATGATGCCAACTATAAGTATCCACAAATGGGATCTTGGAGCCAGGGAACTTTTGATAACGTTGTAACTGATGGACTATTCCTTTCCACACCGTCTTATTCACTTCCAGACTATTACTTTGTTAACGCAACAATTGATGATTTATATCAAAGCAATAAAGACCTTCAACCAATTAACGGCCAGGCAAATGGAGTAGAAACGAATACATTCCTTTCATTAAGTGCAGAGCAAGAGATTAATGGATACTTGAAGTTTAATAATCTTGGGATTTTGACAGAAAAGATAAAAGGTATTTTTGGAGTCTTTAAGGTTAAAGATGTTCCGACAGAAGAAGAAATTCTTTTTATATTTGAAAATAGAACAAACCTCGATACATTTAAGGTGTCCATTTTAAATCAAAACATAATCTATAAAATTAAGGTTAATGGAATCGAAACTACAGTTAAAACTGTTCCCTATATAACTAACGATATTTTTGCTGCTGGTTTTGATATCGACAACATTTCTGAGTTTTTCGGTAAAGATGTTGCCACATTTTTTGGAAGTTTATCTCTTCTCACTCTTTATGTTTTAAACAACAAAACACTGTCTTCAAAATTTAATGGAAACTTTTACAGAATGTCTTTCTCTTCACCAAGAAACTTTACATCAATTTCACAACACTTTGGACTAGATGGCGTATGCTTTGAGCACGGGAATCTAGTAGATCATATTGCAAGTTATACTCTTATTCCAACAATAGAATATGAAAAGTTTTACTTAGATGTTGGTGTTTCTGGATATTGGGAAGACTACATTCCTTTATCTTATTTTGCAAAATATATTAAAGATGCATCTGGCAAAGATCGATATGATTTAGACTTTATACAGTTCAATATAGACTACCCATCTCCGTCTGTTTTTAAGACAGTTAGTGAGGTCAATAGTTGGACATACAGAGAGTTAAACGAACAGTTTGCAGATCCAGTTCAGCAAACATACGAAGTGCTAGATAATTCTTTATACACTGGATATCAGGACTACGATGATTTGTCTAAAAACAGATCATTGCTTAATTATGAATACAACACTGCAGACTCTATAGTGAGGTCTTATGTTTCTTTTCAGTTTGTTGCAGATGGGGCAAATAAATTTTATACAGACTTTAGCAATACTGCTCCTGCATTAAAAGCAGGGATTATTGATATAGAGGGTGGACTTGAATGGCAAAACACCAAGTATGAAGTTGTTAACGATACAATAATCTATCCACCAAAAAGTGTTGACTTTAATGATCTTGCTATCGTCACCCACCTTGAATTTAAGCATAGAGGTATTCTTGGTAAGCAAGTAAAACTAAGATCTTTGGAGTTTGCTTCTCAATCACTTAATGAGACATCTGCAAATCCAATTGGAACAAAGTTTGGAAAAGATATTTTCCCATATACAAAATCTGGAATATACTATGACTATAAATCAAAGAACCCTATTAGTATTTATAAAAAAAGCACACCATATTTATATCTAACAAGATATAGCGGAATTCAGGTCCGTGGTGACTTTGATCCATTTGTTAATAGAGGAATAAGCATTCCCATTAATTCAAATAAAACAGAAGAGTATCGGGTAAACTCTATTCAACTTGCTTTGAGATATGACAATAACTCATTTCCAGTTACACCATATGAGATATTTGAAATAAAAGACTCACAATCAACTATTAAGTTTTTTATGGTTGCCAACAGTCCTTCTGGAGATAGAGCAAAGATTTATGCAGTAAATGCACAAACAGGAAAAGTTCAAGATGGAATTTCTTATTATATTAATGGACAGTTGGTTTCATACCCAGTAATTACAATTAAACAATGGGCATTCCTTGGAATTTCTTTTGGATCTCCGTTATCATTTTCTGGTTACTCTGGCTACATAAACTTAAACGGTTCAATGCTTTTTAATCATGTGTCTTATTATCAAATGACAAGCCTACAACAGAAGCAAAGTTTCTCTTATAGAATTTGGGATGAGGTAAAGGAGCAGTATGTTCCAGGTGACCCAACCCCAGTTCCATTCCAGTGGGATTATTGGAATGCAGCATATATCTGGTTTTCTGTCTTAGTAAGATCTTCATCTTTTTCTTATGGAATCACCCCAGGAGATATCTACAGGACATATATAGGCACTAATAAGATTATTATTGATAGTGAAAAGACTTTTAGGCTTTCTAATGACCCAGTTTCTGTATATACAGAGTCATCATGGAAGCAATACATATCCTCTCCTCTCTAATATGGTATACTTATGGTTATGAATATTGAAAATCCAAAGAAAAAGCGCAAAGCATTGCCCAAAATGAAAGGGCAAATCGGGGAATCCAAAGTAAAGGTTATTGAAAAACACTATGAGTGGGGCCTGTATGTTTACAAAAAGGCTAATGGAAAATGGTTTACAGACGGAACGGGATCAATTTTAAATATTGAATCCATGAAAGGCGACATTCTTCAGATCTCAAAACTTAAAGATGCTGCAAGGTATTATGGTGATGAAGGAGACGGAGAGTGCATCTTCGTTCCAGGACTAACAAGAATCTCAGAAGAAGAATACTCTGAGCAAAAGCAAAGACTTTCAGAAGGACTTATTCCTTCTATGAACGACCTTGGTGCAGTTCAAGCAGCCAAAGACACTATATCGAAATATGGAAGTGATGACTAATGAGTGATGAAAGAGAATATAGAATTGGTGCAAGAATTGACGATTTGCCAAAAGCAGACGATACATTTCAGAAACAAGATCCATTTAACAAGAGTTGGGATGAACTCAAAAACCTAAATGGATTAGACAACAACTTTAAAAGACGTGCTTCAAGAATTGTAAAAGCAGAAGCCCCACAAGCATACATTGATAATGCCCTTGCAGTTAGTTCTGGTATTGGTGGAGCAAAATCAAAAGAGATTAATCCAGGAGTTTTATATCATAACGCATATGGGTTGTTTGATGTTATTACTCCACCATGGAACCTATACGAACTTGCAAACTTTTATGACACTTCGTTTGCAAACCATGCAGCCATTGATGCAAAAGTAGAGAACATTGTTGGACTAGGTTATGACTTTGAGATCTCGCCAAGAACAATGCTTAAACTTGAAACTGCAGAAAAGGGTACGGCAGAAAAAGCAAGAAAAAGAATTGAAAGAGCAAAAATTGAAGTTCGTGATTGGCTTGAAAGCCTTAATAGTGATGACTCATTTACTTCTTCAATGGAAAAGGTTTATACAGATCTTCAGGCAACTGGAAACGGGTACCTTGAAATTGGTAGAACAACTCGTGGTGAAATTGGGTATGTTGGACACATACCAGCAACAACAGTAAGAGTCAGACGACTAAGAGATGGCTTTGTTCAGGTAATTGGAAACAAGGTTGTTTACTTTAGAAACTTTGGTGCAACCAACGTTAACCCACTTGGAACAGACGGAAGGCCAAATGAGATTATTCATTTTAAGTCTTACTCTCCACTAAACACATTCTATGGTGTTCCAGACATTATTTCTGCCATCAACTCTTTACATGGAGATTCTCTAGCCTCACAATATAACATCGACTTCTTTAGCAACAAGGCTGTGCCAAGATATGTGGTTACATTAAAGGGTGCAAAGTTATCTGCAGAAGCAGAAGATAAAATGTTTAGATTTCTGCAAACTGGTCTTAAGGGTCAGAACCATAGAACGCTATACATCCCTCTTCCTGCTGACTCAGATACAAACAAGGTTGAGTTTAAGATGGAGCCAATTGAAAATGGAATTCAAGAAGGTTCATTTAAGGAATATCGTAAACAAAACCGTGACGACATCTTAGTTGCACACCAGGTTCCACTATCAAAACTTGGCGGGGGAGACTCAGGGTCTATCGCAGCAGCCTTAGCACAAGATAGAACATTCAAGGAGCAGGTTGCAAGACCATCTCAGAGACAACTTGAGAAAATGATTAATAAGGTCATTCGTGAAAGAACAGATATCCTTGAATTTAAGTTCAATGAACTGACTTTGACAGATGAGATTGCTCAATCACAGATTCTTGAAAGATATGTAAAGAATCAGATTATGCTTCCTAATGAGGCACGTTCAGCATTGGGTATGCCACAAAGAGAAGGTGGGGATGATCCTCTAGATTTGAAACCTCAGCAAGCAGCAGAGGCAACCACTACTCGTGCAAGAGATGCAGAAAGAGTTAACAATAACTCCGATAGTACATCAACAGTTGCTGGAAGAAATCCAAAGGGTGAAGGTCGTAAAGTTGACGAAGAGCCCGATATGTCCACATTGTGATATAATTAGAAAAAGGGGTTTATAATATAATGGTGAGCAATATAACTAAAGCCCATTGGAATTCAGATGGGGAGAATTTGCGTCTTTCTATGCCACTTACAAAAGTGGATAAGGATCGTCGTATCGTTTCTGGTTTTGCATCTTTGGATAATGTCGACAAACAAGATGACATTGTAACAGCAGAAGCATCAATGAATGCCTTTGCAAAATTCAGAGGGAACATCAGAGAAATGCATCAACCATTAGCAGTAGGAAAGATGGTCTCTTTTAAAGAAGATAAATACTTTGATCCAGAAACAAAAACAATGTACAAAGGTGTTTTTGTATCAGCATATGTTTCAAAGGGTGCACAGGATACATGGGAAAAGGTTCTTGACGGAACATTAACTGGATTTTCAATTGGTGGAAGAATGAACAAGTGGGACGACGCATATGATGAGAAATCAGATAAGTCAATTAGAGTTATTAAGGAATATGATTTGGTAGAGTTGAGTCTTGTAGATTCCCCTGCTAATCAGTTTGCAAATATTTTATCTGTTGAAAAGGTAGACGGAGTAGATGTTATTAAAGGTGACGAAACACTTTTAGAAAACGTATTTTGGGACAAAGAATCTGGACTAGTAATGGTTTCAGAAAATGAAGCAGAGGCAAGCCCCACCACAGGAGAGCCAATGGCTAATATAGGGTTCGTTGAAAAAACGGATATTGACAAAACAAATATGATAAAGTTCTTAGTTGATAGTGCTAAAGGCATTAATACTTCTAAGATGAACAAGGAGGAAAACCTTATGGCAAAAGCAACAAAGCAGACAGAAGAAATCGTAGAGAAGACTGATGTCGTAGTTGAAGATGTACAGGTCGCTCCAGAGGCAGATGCGAAAGCAGATGTAGTAGAGACTACAACAGAGGAAGTTTTAACAGAGAAGGCAGCAATGCCAGCACCTGCTAAAGAAGAGACTGATGAAGATGATGCTGCAGAAACTCCAGCAGATGAAGAGGCAGAGGCTAAGAAGCCAATGGCTCCTAAGTCAGATGAGGTAACTACTGATGTAGTTCCAGAAACAAATGACGGTCTTGAAAAAGCCTTTAGCGATCTAGTGTTAACAGTTAAATCTTTGCAGGCAGAAGTAGAACTTCTAAAGTCTTCAAAGGTTGATATTGAAACAGCAAAAAGTTCATTTGATGCAGTAGCAAAAGACATTGCAACAGCAGCAATTGAGTTCAATGAATTTGGTAAGCGAGTAGATGCAATTGAAGCAGACACGGCTTTCCGAAAGTCTGGCGATCTCGGCGAGATTGTACAGGATCAACCTGAAATGGTTGAAAAATCCCTATGGGGCGGTAGTTTCCTCAAAACAGCCGATCTATTCATTTAGAAAAAATCACAGGAGGTGACAATATGTCGGAACAAAATATAGAAAAGAACCAGCCAGGTACCTCAGGTAACATTGGCGGAACAGCACCAGGACTCTACCAGGGTCAGGGAGCGTTCGCATCAGGTTCAGCAGCAGGCGATAACGTACCAGGCAATTACGGTAACGGTGGAGTTCTAGGAAACCTAGACACATCACTTAACGGAATTACATCAGGTCCAAACGCAGTAAACCCTTCAGGTGAGGCTGGAAGCGGAATTCTCCGCCCAGAGCAAGCACGTCGTTTTATTGACTACGTGTGGGATGCTACAACCCTCGCCCAAGATGGTCGTCGTGTTACTATGAGAGCCAACACAATGGAACTCGAAAAGGTAAACGTCGGAGAGCGTGTAATTCGTGCAGCAGCGCAAGCAGTTGGCGATTATACAAACGCAGGAGCAACATTCTCAAAGGTTGAATTGACTACAAAGAAGATTCGTCTTGACTGGGAAGTTGCTGCAGAAGCACTAGAAGATAATATCGAAGGTGCACAACTAGAAGATCACATTGTCCGTTTGATGACAAATGCTTTTGGTAATGATATCGAAGACCTAGCCATTAATGGTTTGGGTTCAGGCAGCGATGCATTCCTTGGAATCATGGAAGGCTTCGTAAACCGTGTAAAGACAGACGGAGATGCTCACGAGTCAGTTGTAACAGTCGCTAATAACGCTTGGACAACAGACGTAATGCAGAACATCATCACAGCAATGCCACGTAAGTATCGTGCTATCAAGTCTAACTTGAAGTTCTATGCTGGTACAGACGCATTCCAAGGAATCGTTAAGAATAACGGAACCCTTGCAGACGCTGTTGCTGAAGCATTTGCTTCACAGGCTGGCGGAACACCACTCAATCGTCAAGCATACCTTGATGGTGGCGGACAGACATTCGGTGGAGCACGTACAACACGTGTCCTAGGTGTCGATGTTCAGGAAGTTCCATACTACCCTGCAGGATATGTCGACTTGACATTCCCACAGAACCGTGTATGGGGATTCCAGCGTGACATTACAGTAAACCGTGAATACAAGCCAAAGAAGGACACTGTAGAATACACAGTCTTCGTTCGCTTCGGTATTCAATGGGAAGAGCAGGATGCAATTGCATTCGCTGACGCTGCTGCAGATGCATAATCTGTAAACAGTACCTTTAATGGGGGGCGGGAGTTCACTCTCCTGCCCCCTTATTATTTATAATGATATAATACTATTTAGGAGGAAATACAATGGAAAATAATTTTAACAATCAAGAAACTCCAAAGGTTGAAGAGCCTGCAATTAAAGCACCAGAGGTTGCAGTAGAAACAGCAGTTGTAGTAGAAGAAAAAGTAGAAGCAGTTGTAGAAACAAAGGTTGAGGATGTCATTAAGGCACCCGCCTACTCTGCACCTGTTGAGCAAGTTCCAGCCTTAGCACCAGTTGCTAATGGTGTCATTGGTACAGGAACAGCAGACAAACCAGTAAAAAAGGTTTCAACTCCAAAGCCAGCAAAGGAAGATACAGTGGCAATCAAGTCAACCAAGAACGTAACTTGGATTGGCGTAGGTAAGATTTCTAAGGGAATCAACATTGTTTCTAAGTCAGAGGCAGCAGAATGGCTTACACGTGATCACGTAACTAAGGTAGAACCAGAAGAAGTTGCGAAGGAATTCGGTAAGTAAAAATGGAGGTTTTGAGAGTTCCACCTTATCCCCTTGTACCAATATGGACTGTTTCATCAGCAAATGCTCCATATACTATGTACATTGAGGATCTGGTGGATCACTCAATAGAAACCCTAGAGTTAACATCAACAGCACTATCTCAAGTTTCATACACCTTTCCAATTGAAAAGGCACAGTATGACAGAAAGTTCTTTGTAAAAATTGTTGATGATAATGGCCATAGTGAAATTGAAGAAAATCTAGATATTTTAAGACCATACATAGACCCTAAAAAATTAGGTACATCAGCAACAGAAATTCAAGAATACAAGATATTAGAACTCATTGCTAGATCAGTTATTGACAATATCATTCCAAGTGGTTTTTACAACACAAAAAGTATCCTACAGGGTGTAGGTAATAATACAGACTATTTCCCAGTCTGGAAAGAAACAAACAAAATTTTAAAAGTTTATCAAAACAATATATTAGTTTACGATGTTGCATCTGAAACGAATGAATACTCATACTCTTTGACTCTTGATAACTCAGCAATACAGAGAACTTTTGTTGGAGGATACAACCGTGCAGAGTCTGCCATTATGCAAACTCCTTATGCTCAAGGAGATCTTGGCTATTATGGATTTAGTGGTGTGGCATTTCCAGCAGGAGTAGACTATACATTTATATTAGACACTGGATACAAAGCAGTGCCAGCAGATATTGAGCAAGCAACAAAGATTTTGATTGAAGATATTAAGTGCGGGAACTTAGACTATTACAAGAGATTTACAAAGAACTATCAGACAGATCAGTTTAAAGTAGAGTTCTCAGAAAAACTATTTAGCGGAACTGGGAACCTGCTTGTTGATAAAATACTAGACAAGTATTCAAATACAATACTACGACCAGGGTTGATATAATGTCATGCGATTCACCATCTGCTATATATCCAATGCTTGTTGACATATACTATGCTGGTGTAAGCCAAGGAACTTATGGTAATGTAAAGAAGCAGTGGATGTTTTCAAAATCAGTTCCATGCTATTTTGCACATGCAGGATTAAAGAATAAAGAAGAGTTTAGAACAAACACTGTTGCAATTACTCAGGACACCACACTGCTTGGAAGAACAGCCTCAGACATAAGATTTTCTGAACTAGGAGATAGCACATCTAGCAACAACGTATTGCTTACAAATATTCGTGATTCTTCTGGAAGCCCAATATATGTTGAGCCTGCTGGAGAAAGAGTTGGAAAGTCAACCCTATTTGAAATAGCATCAGTTGCCCCAACAATTGGTATGTTTGGAAAAGTAGAATACTACAAGATTGTCTTGCGTAGATCTGATAACCAGGCGGTAGACCTATAATGATAAAATTTAATTCAAAGCAGTTTAAGATTGATCTAACAAACATCGTAGAGTATTCCGTTGGATTCTTAGATGGAATTCACGCAGGTAAAAAAGTATTTCTAAATAATCTTGGTAAAGAATCTGTAGAAGTTATTAAACAGTTTATTGATTCAAATGCAAAGGCTGATCCAGCAATGCTCGCACACGTATACGAATGGTATCAAGTTGGTAGCCCAGACGCAAGACTATATGACATTAACTATACTGTAAGTAATCTTGGTCTTTCTTTCTTGTCAACCTTTAAACAATCATCAACTATTAAAGATGGATCACGAGAGCCTTTTTATAATAAAGCAAGAATTATGGAAGAAGGAATTCCTGTTGTCATTAGACCAAAGGTTGCAACAACACTAGTATTTGAACAAGACGGAGAAACAATTTTTACAAAAAATGCAGTAAAGGTAGATAATCCTGGAGGAGTAGAAGCACAAGGGGGATTTCAAAAAATGATGGACATCATCTTTAGTAAGTATTTCTCCCAAGCACTCCTAAGAACAACAGGGCTTGACCTATATCTAAACAATCCTAGAGTATATAAAACCAATATGGCAGCAGGCAAACGATCTGGAAGATCTGCAGGTTACCCAACAGGATTTAAGTGGATTGCAAATGCGGGGGTAGTAAATGGCTAATATATACCATCCTCCGTCATTGATCAATGCCTATTTAGCAGCAAAGGTTAATCCCGCTTTTGATGATCAAACAGAAAATGCTATCAACCTAAGATTCTTTCCAACCAGCCCGACATCTATTGATACTTTGACTGAAACCTTCCCAGATGGTGGAGGGACATTCGCAGTTTATGACAGAATGCTTCGTATGCGTAGACAGCCATTCCCTCATATCAAATGTGAGCAAGTCTTGTATTATTTTTATGCTTTTGGAGAAAACCATATTGAGAGCATGGTCAAGATTACGGCAGATGTAGAAGAGTGGCTAAACAATGGAGACGAATCCGCAGAAGATCTAAACAAATGGGCAAGAGAAAATACTGCTTTATGGTCAGATGCAACCCTACCTATTCAGTTCCATAACTTCAAGGTATACCAACTACAGGAGACCAGAGACATCATTGATTTTGGTACAGCACGAACATATGCAGGAAACAAGATTATAGTCGATTTTGACTGGCACAAGGGCTAGTAAAAAGGCTGTTATAATTGTAGATGAGGAAACACGCCTACAATTTCATATAGTAAACTAAAGAAAAAGAGGTGGAATAAATGGCTTATACACGTGGCTCGTCCAATAACATCATCGTGGGAGCAGCAGCGCTGTTCACATACGATGGTTCATTATCGGGACAAATCGGAGATTCTCTAGGGACTCTCCCAGGCTTTGAAGCAGGACTATCTTATAAGGATACCCTAGCAGATGAGGCTAATTATACAAACGTAGGATATACCAGCAATGGTATTGAACTTACATTCCAGC